GATGGCCAGTGAAATCGGCATCAAGATCGGCCTGCAAGGCGCTGAGGCCGTGCAGGGCGGCCTGCAGCGCGTGGTGGGCAGCATGGGCCAGCTGGGCGGCCAGGTGGACACGGTGCGCAACGCCCTGACCACCCTGGCCCCCACCCTGGCCGGCGCCCTGAGCGTGGGCGGCATCGCAGCCTTCGTGCGCGGCACGGTCAACGCCATCGACGCCATGAACGACCTGGCCGACGCCACCGGCGCCAGCATCGAGGAAATCAGCAAGCTCGACCAGGTGGCCCGCCGCAACGGCGCCACGCTGGACCAAGTGGGCGGCATGCTGGTCAAGTTCAACGCCCAGCTCAAGGAAGCGGACGGCAAGAACGGCGCCAGCATCGCGCTCGAGGCCATCGGCCTGAGCGCCGCCAAGCTGCGCCAACTGGACCCGGCAGAGGCCCTGCGCCAGACCGCCGTGGCCCTGGCCGGCTTTGAAAACGACGCCAACAAGGCCCGCATCACGCAGGAGCTGTTCGGCAAGAGCGTGCGCGAGGCCGCGCCGTTCCTGAATGACTTGGCCGAGGCGGGCGAGCTGAACGCCAGCGTTACGGCAGAGCAGGCGGCACAGGCGGACAAGTTCAACAAGCAGATCTTCGCGCTGCAGGAAAACGTCAGCACGGCCGCCCGCGCCATCACCAATGAGTTGTTGCCGACCTTATCGGCGATTGGTGCCGAGTTCAGCCGGGCCAATGCCGCGGGTGACAGCCTGGCCAAGTTCTTCGGCACCGGGCTGAGGGTGGTGTTTGAAGCGCTGGCTGTGCTGGCCAGCGATGTGGCCTTCGTGTTCCAGGGCATCGGCCGCGACCTGGGCGGCATGGCCGCTCAAGTCGTATCGCTGGCCAAGGGCGACTTCGCCGGCTTCAGCTTTATCCGCAAAGCCCTGATCGAAGACTCCATCCAGGCCCGCAAGGAACTCGATGCCCTGCAGGCCCGCATCATGGGCGTGCAAAACACCATGCGCGGTGCTGATGCAGCCCGCGCCCGCGAAGACCGCGGCTTCGTCCCCGGCGGCCCGCGCTCGGTGATCGACATTGCCGGCGAACAAGCCAAGCGCAAGGCTGCGGAGGACGCAGCCGCCGCCCAGCTCAAGCAGCAAGACGCTTACAACAAGCTGCGCGTCAGCATCGAGGAGCGCATCAGTGCCGGCCAGCTTGAGCTTGAGCAGGGCACGGCGCTCACGGAGGCGCAGCGCCTGAAGATCAAGCTGGACGGTGACCTGGCCGCCGGCCTGATCAAGTTGACGCCCGCGCAGAAGGCGGTGCTGGACGGCAAGCTGTCTGACCTGGCCGCCAGCGAGCAGCAACTCATCGCCGACAAGGAAGCCGCCAAGGGCGCGAAGGCCCTGGCGGATGCGCGCGTCGAGGCCCGCCGCGCCGAAGAAAAAGCCATCGCCGACTTCGACCAACAGCAGCGCGACGCCGCCGCCGCCGCGCTGGCCAGCGTGGACACGCGCATCAAGAGCCTGCAGGCCGAGGCCGAAGCATCAGACCTCTCCCGCGCCATGAACATCAGCCTGGCTGAGGCCATCGAGCTGGTGGCCATCGAGCGGCTGAAAGAGCGCCAGGCGCGCTACCAAGAAGGCAGCGAGCCCTGGCTGGCCGTGCAGCGCGAGATTGAGGCCCGCCAGAAGCTGCGCGGCCTGATTGCCGACCGCGCCGTCATCGACGCCAACGCAAGGGCCGCAGACGAAGCCGCGCGCGACTGGCAGCGCACGGCCGACCAAATCGGCCAATCCCTCTCCGATGCCCTGATGCAGGGCGGGAAGAGCGCCTGGGAATACATCAAGGGCCTGTTTCGCAGCATGGTGCTGCGGCCCGTCATTCAGGCCATCGTCAACCCGATCGCCGGGGGCTTCACCAGTGCCATGGGGTTTGCAGGCTCCGCGTCTGCTGCCACGGGCGCGGCCGGTGCGGGTGGCGGTTTAGGCTCGCTGCTGAGCGCGGGCGCCAACCTGCTCAATGGCGGGCTGGGCAACATGCTGGGCCTCAACCTGGTCAACAGCAGCCTGGGGCAGAGCCTGGGCCTGTCCACGCTGCAGAACATCGGCGGCAACATGATCGCCGGCCCCACGGGCCTGGGCAGCATGGTGGGCTCTGGCCTGGGAATGCTGGGCAACGGCTTCATGGGCTACGGCATCAGCAAGGCCCTGTCCGGCGGCTACAGCGCCGGCGGCGCCGTCAACACCATCGCCGGCATCGCCAGCGCCATCCCCGGCATCGGGCCCATCGCGGGCGTGGTGGGCGGCCTGGTCAACCGCGCCTTCGGCATGAAGGCCAAGGAGATGCGCGACAGCGGCATCGTCGGCTCCCTCAGCGGCGGTGCGGCCACGGGTCAGCAGTTCCAAGACTGGTTTCAGAAGGGCGGCTGGTTCCGCCGCAACCGCAGCGGCACCAACTTCAGCGCCCTGAACGACGACACCTCCGCCGCCCTCAACGCCGGCGCCCTGAGCGTGCTGGACAGCACCCGCGCCTGGGCCCAGGCCCTGAAGCTGCCGGGCGACGCGCTCAGCAGCGTGACCACGCAGTTCAAGGTCAAGCTCACGGGCGACGCCACCAAAGACCAGGCCGAGATCCAGGCCCTGTTCTCCCGCTACGCCGCAGACCTGGCCAACACCTTCCAGGGCCAGCTTGCGCCCTTCCAGCGGGCCGGTGAAGCCATCTCAGACACCCTGCAACGCCTGGCCGGCCTGCAGAAGTTCTCTGAGGCCATCAACGAGTTCGGCGGTGTGTTCAGCCGCGTGGCCAACCTGAGCGTGGATGCGCGTGAGCAGCTCCTCGGCTTCGCCGGCGGCATGGAGGCCTTCGTCGCCAAGACGCAGAGCTTCGCCCAGAACTACTACGAGGAGGCCGAGCTGGCCGGCATCCAGGCCCGCCAGGTGCGGGACCAGCTCGTCGGCATGGGCATCAACGCCCAGATCTTCAGCCGTGCGGACTTCCGCCGCCTGGTGGAGGGAACCGATGTCAGCAACGAGCAAGGCCGCCAGCGCCTGTCGCAACTGTTGACGCTGGGCGAAGCCTTCGCGCCGGTGGGCCGCTTCCTGGAAAGCAACGGCGGCAGCCTGAACACCCTGGCCAACATGGCGCCCACCACGGGCGTGGTGCAGCAGCTTCTGGGTGGCAACAGCATGGCCGGCCTGTCCTCGCTGACAGACGCCACCACGGCCGGCACCAATGCCACCGTCAGCACGCTGGAGCGCCTGATCGCCCGCGTGGGTGAGCTGGAAACGGCGCTGGTCAAGGCGCTGGACAAGAGCGGGCGGGCCGTGGCGGATTCGGTGTATTACGACCCGGCAGCGGGCTCGTTCCTAGGCGCCTGACATGCCCATCTCTGACGCCCAATACACCGCCTGGCTGCGCGCCGATAACCAGCGCCGCGTGGTGCTGGTGGAGGCTGAAGCCTACAGCGCGGGCGCAGTCGTCACGCGCTACATGAGCACCCACGGCTTCGTCAGCGCCCCGGCCGATTCCCCCGCCAGCACCGGGTATGACGACATCGTGCTGGACGTGCCCTGGGTGCGCAGCCAGATGGCCGAGGCCTTCCGCGGGCGCAGCCTGATCGGCTACGGCGACATCGACATCGACAACAGCAGCGGCGTGCGCGACGCCTGGCTCACCGATGCGTGGGACGGCCGGCCCGTGCGCCTGTACCTGGGTGACCCCACCTGGCCCAAGAGTGACTTCCGCCTGGTCTTCAGCGGCGCCATTGACGACATCCAGGCCCGCGACAGCGCCACGCTCACGCTGCGCATGCGTGACCGGCAGCACCTGCTGACCGTGCCGGCCTGCACCACGCTCATTGGCGGCACAGACGCCAACAAAGACCGCCGCCGCCCCGTGTGCTACGGCGAGTGCAAAAACGTGGCCCCGATGCTGATCGACGCCGCCACGCGCACCTACGCCGTGCATGATGGGCAGATCCAGGCGGTGGATGCCGTGTACGTCAACGGCAGCGCCACCGGCGGCTACACCGCCAACCTCACGCTGGGCACCATCACGCTCACCGGCGCGCTCACCGGCCAGCTCACCGCCGATGTGCGCGGCAGCAAGACGGGCGGCAGCTACGTCAACACCGTGGGCGATGTGCTGCAGCGCCTCATCACCGAGCGCACCGGCCTCACCGCCAGCGACATCGACACCGCCAGCATCAGCGCCCTGAACACCGCCATCAGCGCCACCGTGGGCCTGTACGTCGACCAAGACCGCACCACCGTGCTTCAGGCGCTGGACACGCTGCTGGGCGGCGTGGGCGGCTTCTACTTCATCAACCGCGCCGGCAAGCTCAGCGTGGGCCAGTTCACCGCGCCATCCGGCACGCCCGTCATCACGCTGGACGCTGACGACGTGGAAGAAGACAGCGTGCAGCTCGTGCGCCGCATCCTGCCCACCAAGAGCGTGCGCCTGGGCTATGAGCGCTACTGGTTGACCAACACCAACGGCAGCACCCTGCTCACCGAGGCCCAGCGCGAGCGCCTGCAGCAGCCCCATCTGCTGGCCAAGGCCACCAACACCGTCACAGGCCATCTGCTGGCCGTGGACGAAGACATCCAGCCCACCTGCCTGCTGGCCAGCGCCGCCGCCACCGCCGAAGCCACCCGCCAGGCTGCCCTGCGCGGCACGCTGCGCTACGTGTACCGCCTGGCCTGCTTTACCGCGCCGGCCCAGGTCAAGCTGGGCGACGTGCTGGCCCTGAACCTGGGCCGCTTCGGCCTGAGCAACGGCACCCTGGTGCGCGTGGTCGGCCTGCGCGAAAGCCTGACCGGTGGGCGCATCGAACTCGAGGTCTTCCGCTGATGGCCAACCTTCGCCTCATCGCCACCAACGCCGTGGACGCCGCCACGCTCAGCAGCAGCGACTTCCAGGCCACGCTGCCCGTCACCAACCTACAACTCGAAGGCCGCGCCCGCGTGGCCCGCACCGTCAACGCCAGCGGCACCAAAACCATCAACGGCAACTTCGCCGGCAGCACCATCTGCAGCGCCCTGGTGCTGTACGGCCACAACTTGAGCGGCACCGGCACCTGGCGCCTGCGCCTGTACAACGGCATCAACCAGACCGGCAGCGTGGTGTACGACAGCACCACGTTGCAACCGCAAAGCGTGATCGGCTGGGGCAGCTTCGCCTGGGGCATCGAGCCCTGGGGCAGCAGCACTTTCCGCAACTGGGAGCAGCCCTTCTGGGTGCTGTACTTCAGCGCGGTGTACGCCCTGAGCTTCCGGCTGGAGCTGGTGGACACCCCCAACCCCGCAGGCTACCTGCAGGCCAGCCGCCTCATCATCGGCAGCTACATCACCCCGGCCTTCAACGCCGAGTATGGGCTGCAAATGGGCTGGGACACCAACAGCCAGCAGCGCCGCACCCTGGGCGGCAGCGTGCGCACAGACCGCCGCGCCAGCTTCCGCCGCCTGAGCTTTGACCTGGCCGAACTGGACATCTCCGAGCGCGCCGTCTGGGTAGACCTGGGCCGCAGCGCCGGCCTCCACCAGGAAATGTTCATCAGCGTCTTCCCCGATGCCGGCGCCGAGCTGGAGCGCGACCACGCCCTGCTGTGCAAATTCAGCCAGGTACCCGCCAGCAACATCCCCACGCCCAACAAGTGGCGCATGAAACTCGAAATGACAGAGGTGTAACCCATGGCCGACCTGACCCCTTACGCCATTACCCTGGGCGCGACGGATTACCCGATTAAGTATGCGGGGCTGCTGGGGTATCTTGACTCGCAGCTAACTTCAGTGCAAGCAACGGCGCCTAATCCATCTGTTGCCAATCAAGTGTGGCTGGATACTTCGACAACCCCTCAGACACTACGTCAAAGAAACGCGGGAAATACAGCCTGGATAGAAATTGGACGATTTGATCAAACAGCGAACTCTTTTCAAGCTGCGCTAATCGATGGGGCGGTAACCACGGCAAAGATCGCCGACAGCAGCGTAACCACGGCAAAGATCGCCGACAGCAGCGTAACCACGGCAAAGATCGCCGACAGCAGCGTAACCACGGCAAAGCTGGCGCCGACGATTGCGCCTAATGTCTCTTCCTTAAACGGCGGCCCGCTGGCGGGCTTTCGGAATCTAATCATCGATGGTG